AGGCGATCCAAGTTCGCGCGAGTGAATCACACGGGAGTCCGCGAGGGAATCCCCGAAGTTAGCTGAGCCCCATAAATCCGACCGCCGCACGGAGAACCGGGGTGATCAGACGCTATGAGATCAAAAGCAGAACATCAGCGCTGATCTGATGGCCCACCACCGTAATGAATGCTGGTGCGACAGAGCAGGAGAGGTTCACCCGTTATTGCTGCGGCAAAGCTCCAACCAGGAGCCGCCCCGGTTCACAAACATGATGGTGTCGTCGAAGTTGTCCATGACGAAGTCGCCGGCCGTCTTCAGATTGCCGGTGCCGTCCTTGAAGGTGATCGTCTTGCCGGCGGTGCCGCTGAACATGACGATGCAGCCGTCGAACCCGCCGTTAAGGGTCGCGAGATTGTCGGTGTTGCCGGTCTCCGGCGCGGGCACAATGTAGCTCTTGGTGACGGTCAGGGCGTCCGATGCGATCGTAGTGAAGGCCGGGCCGCCGTTGACCCCGAACGGCTTCTCAAATCCGGTATTGCCGTTGTTTCGATCGATCACCCAGGCCGTGTAGAAGGTCGAGGCATCGGGCGAGACCTTGAGCGTGAAGTTGTCGTCACCGAGCAGTCCGAACAGCGCACGCGTACTGAAATTATCCTGAAACGTAAATCCCGCGTCCTTGCCCGATGCGCTCTTATTGATGGTGAGGTGCATGTCACCAGACGCATCCTTGTTGAACAGGACACCGTCGGCGTTGATCGCGAGCCAGTTGTTCGAGTCCGGCGAGCAGTTGATGCCGATGTGGCCGGTCGTCTTGTCGATGACGATCGAGGTCTTGAACGACGACCCGTCGGCGGAGACCTTGATCGTGAAATTGTCATCGCCGAGGAGGCCGAACAGCGCCCGCGTGCTGAAGGCATCCTGGAATGTGAAGCTCGCGTCCTTCGCTGCGGCGCTCTTGTTCAAGGTGACGCGCATGTTCCCGGTGCCGGGCGTCACGTCGTCGTGGCTGAATAGCGCGCCATCAGCCTTCACCGCGAGGCGATTTGTCGTGTCGGCCGTGGTGAGGATGCCGAGCTTCTGCAATGCAGAGATCACGCCAGGTGCATCGACCCAGGCGGAGCCGTTCCAGGCAAGTATGGTGCCTTCGTCGATGACCCAGGCGAGCCAGCCGATGTTCGGGACGAAAAACCGCCAAGCGCCATCGAGCCATGCAGCGATGTGGTTTGCATGTCCCGCCCATGCGCCGGTGGGGCTTGCCGCGACGAGGTAGCGGGCACCCTGCGTCGGCGAGCCTGGCGGCGTCGCGAGATCCCGGTCGAGCACCGCGAGCTGGACCACCGCATCGAGCAGGTTGAGTGCGTCGTTGTGGGTGACCTCCTTCTGTGCCTGCCCTTGCGCGATGTAGGGCAGGCTGAGGTTCGGGGTCGGCATGGTGGATTACCTCAAAGCGTGGCAGTCGCCGGCCAACCGCGGCCCACGGTGGCGGAGAGCTGGTAGACCTTCACAAGCACGGAAGACTGCGGCGCGCCGAAATCGGTCGTCTGCTGCGCAGCGGTGTATGTTGCGGACGGCGTTGTCGAGGACAGTGTGCGAGCGACCGTCGAGCCGTTCACGACGTCGATCTCGTAGCGCTCACTCTCTTCGTTGAGCGGGACGTCGACGCCATCGGCCCAGCCACCACCGAGGCGGGTGCGCCGTACCCAGGTGACCGAAAGATCACCCGAGCCGTTGCGTGTACCCCTGACCTGAACCGGGGACCACGGCATCAAGCCGACCGCCCGGGTCGTAAACGTCGTCTGCTGCCATGCCGGATCGCTCGCATCGAGGCCGGGCGGACCCCAGCGGTAGAAGCGGGCAATGCCGCGCTCGGCGAGGGCCGTCTGCAGTTGCGCGATAGCCCCGTCGATCAGAACGACGGGGGCAGCTGCCGCGAGCGGCGAACGCATGCCGTGTTCGGTCCCCATCCGGCCACGCAGGAGCTTGGTCAGGTCATAGGTACTCGGCGCGACCAGGTTCGCGTTGCAGAATTGCACGATCTCCCAATCGCCGTCCGGCGTGCCGATCGCGAGCGCGTTCGCGCCCCCCGCAAGGATTTCGGCTTCGGTGCGGCTCGTCAGCTCGCCGGCATAGAGTTTGATCGAGAGGACATTGACGTCGTCCCAGTACGCCGTCGGCCCGGCCGGGAAGGAACCCAGCGTCTCGCCCATGATGGCGCGGATCGGCAGCGTGGTGTCGACCGCGAAGCTCGATCCGGTCGCGCTGTCGAGCACCAGGATGCCGGCGAACGGCGAGGCGCAAGCGCCGGCATAGGGCGACCAAGGAACGTCGGTGTCGATCAGGATCGGCAGGTCCATGATCCGCAGGACGGCGGCGCCGAGGACCGGCGGCACCGTCACCGCGGGCGGCGCAATGCCCGGAAGCAGCGGAGCGTAGACCGCGGCCTCGGCCCGCTGCGCTTCCATGTTGCGCTGTCCGCCGTCGTTGATGCGCGTCAGGCGGAACGAGCGCGAGCGACCGCCAATCACCAGATCGATCACGTCGCCCGGGTCGAGTGCAACGAGCGCAGGCGGAAGCGCGAGTTTTGCGGTTTCGCGGGCGATCCAGGCTTCGGCGAGTGCTCGATCGGCGATCCCCTGCGCCTGCACGTCATCCATGACCAGTGCGAAGCTTGCGTCGCGCTTGCGGTCCGACCACCCCGCAAGCCGGCTCGCGGCGATCGACCCCGACTGATAGTCGTTGTTGCCGTCGATGAAGGTGACCGAGACCACGTCCGGCAGATCGGTCTCCTGCGCGCGCGTCAGCGTAACGGCATCTCCCTGATCCGGCGCGACGCAGTCCTCGGGTTCGACGGTGGCGACCGAAGGGCGGCCACGCGCCACGAAGCGGATCACGCCTTCGCTTTCGGTGGCGTCGAAGGCGAACGCCTGCATCAGCATTTCGATTTCGGCGCGGGGGCTCATCGGCCGGTCGCGCACGTAGCCGACGACGATACCGAACAGGCCGGTGACATCGACTTCCGTAAACCCGACCCTTGCGCAGCGCTCAGCTACGAGCGCGCCGAGGTCGGCTAAGCCCACCTTGCCGTTGAGCCAATGGCCAAGGGGCCAGAGGTCGCCGTCGCTCCAGATGTCGGTGCGGGCGGGCCAGGCGGGATACGGGCGGGCATCCCAGGTCCACGCCGCGATCGTCGCGACCATCGGACCGCCGTAAACCGACGAGATCAGATTGTTGCCCGCCCAATAGGTCAGCATCGCCTCGATGCCGCGCCGCTGGATCAGGTCGTCCCGCGTGCCCCGCGAATAGTAGGGGAGCGCGCTTTCCGACGACTTCGGATCGTAGAAGACGTTCGGCTGGTTGGTCCCGCGGTCGACCGAGGGAATGCCGAACTCGGTGAACCAAATCGGTTTCGACTGCGGCGCCCACGCGGTGTGCGACCCGCTCTCGGTCCCGCCGGGACGGTCGTAGTGGTCATTGAGCCACCAGTTGCGGAAGTCCTTTGCGCGCCAGACCCAAGGCTTGCCGTAGGCGCCGTCGGTGATCGACGTGCGGGTCTGGGCATCGCGGTCGGCCTGCGACGCATAGAACCAGTCAAAATCTTCGCCGCCCTCGATGTTCGATTGCAGATAGGCGTGGTCGTAGATCGAGGGAGCGCCTGCGAGCGCGTCGAGATGCGCGGTGCCGTCACGCCAATCGGAGAGCGGTACGTAGACGTCGACCCCGACGAAATCGATGTTGGCGTCGGCCCAGAGCGGATCGAGATGGAAAAACAGATCGCCCGAACCGTCGCCAGGCTGATAGCGGCCGTAGTCGGACCAGTCCGCCGCATAGCCGACCTTCACGCCGGAGCCGAGGATCGCCTTGGCGTCGGCTGCGAGTATCTTGAGATGATCCGCTGCCGGAAAATGCGTGGCGCTGTCGCGCACGGCGCAAAGACCGCGCAGCTCCGAGCCGATGAGAAACCCGTCGACAGCCCCGGATTCGACCGCATTGATGGCGGCGCAGAGTCGCGCGCAATGCAGGATGAATCGCCGGAAGCTCCACTCGTTTGGTCCCGAATAGACCGTGGTGACCGCGTTCGACGATCCGTTGACTGAGACGCCGATCTGATCGCGCGTGACTGTCCCGAAGAACGACGCGATCTGACTCGAAGCCGCCGCCGTCTTGTCCACCGTACCGGGCCGCCCGGGCGCCGGGTCGCAGGTGATGCGACCGCGCCACGGATAGGCAGGCTGTCCGGTATTGCTGGTCCACGGATCGGGCAGCGTGTTTCCGCTCGCAATGTCCATGAACAGGAACGGATAGAAGATGATCGAAAGACCGCGTGCCTTGAGGTCGCGGATCGCGCGCACGAGAGAGTCGTCGGATGGCGTGCCGCCGTAGGCGGGCCGGCCCTGGACGGTGCTGACGACCGCCGCGACTTCGCGCGTGAGACCGTGAACCTGCCAAGTGTCCGGACTCGTGATCTTGGTCGAGACTTCGACCTTGGGCCGGACCGTGCAATGACCGGCGCGCAGATCGTCTCCGAACCAGCCGGCGACCAAGAGGACCGTGGAGATATTCGGCAGCGACGCATCGAGATCGTCGAGCGCAACGCTCCAATCGGCGGTCGAGCGTCCGGCGAACTTGTTCTCGGGCGTGGTCGAGCCGCCGCCGAGGTTGCGCGTCTCGATCGTGGTGTCGTAAACGCGCTCGCCCGCGCCTGGAATGATCGAGATCGCCTCGATGATATCCTCGACGCCTGAGCCGTCGCTCGGCGATACGCGGCGGAAGACCTCGAAATTGAGCTGCGGAACGCGGTTTCCAAAAGAACCAATCGCCAGGTTCTCGAAGACGACATAGGCGGTGCCGCGATAGGCCGGCACCTGGCCCGAGCCTTCAATTCCCTCGATCAGCGAGTCCGGCAGATGGTCCGCGGTCCCGCGGTAGACCCGTATCGTGACGTTGCTCATGTCGAGTGGCTTGCCGTCCGCCCAGATGCGCCCGACCCGATCGATGGCGCCTTCGCATAGCCCGACCGCGAAGTTCGCGAAATACGAATAGGTGGTCGTCGTGGTGGTACTGCCGCTACCACCGCCACCGCCTTTGCCGCCGCCGCCCGTACTCTGGGTCGTCGTGGTCACGACCTCCTTGAACTTGGTGGCCCAGATCAGCTGTCCGGCGATGCGGACGCGGCCAGCAATCTCAGGGAGAGGCGCGCCTTCGGTCGAGGATTGGACTTGAAGATTGTCGAGCCGAGGACCTTGGGTCTCCTGATTTATCGGCCCCGGGCCGAAGAGCCGGTTGTCGATGACGCTGCCGACGACACCGGCCACCGCCGTCGCCGCAGCCGTGACCCACGCGGCCGCGCCTTCCGTCAGCACCGCCGCGCCGACGGCAAGCAAAAGCGTCGCCATGTATCAGGGCTCAAGGTCCGGAAAGGTAAAGACGAAACGGATGCGCCGCCGCCACCACGGCGACAGCGAGACTTCCGCGACTGGATGCGATTCGTAGCTGTGGATCATGCGATCCGGTTCGGTGAGGATTGCGCAGTGCTTCGCGGGCGCTCGCTCGTTCAGGGCGAACAATGGGACATCGCCGGGCTGCATATCCGCGATTGCAACCGGCACCATGTGGCGAGCCGCGGCATCGGCGAGCGTCTCTTGCCGGTGCGCTTCCGCCCAGTCGCGGGAATAGGGCGGCGGCGCTTCCGGCTCCTTGCCGTACACAGCGCGCCAGACTCCGCGCACGAGGCCGAGGCAGTCGCAGCCCGCGCCCTTCGTGCTCGCCTGGTGATGGTAGGGCGTACCGATCCAGGTGCGGGCTTCGGCAATAATCGCGGCGCGGTCAACCACCGAGCTTGCTTCCATCGTTGCCGCTTCCTTGGTTCGGATAAGACAGCGCAAAGTCATTGCCGGGCATCTGCGGGAAGCCGCCGAAATTCACGACATTGGCGAAGCGGTCGCGGCAGGTGGGATAAGTCTTGTCGCAACCGGCAGTCACGGTGAATGTGTCGCCGACGCCAATCGGATCGGGCATCGGGAGGAAGAGCGATAGGCGGGACGTGCCGCTGCCGGCAGAGTGGGATTTCACTTCGACGGCAAGCCCCGCGTTCGCTCCAGAGGCCCAGACCAGGCGCCCGCGCGAGAGGACGCCGGTGGCAAGCCCGTCGAGCCCGCTGGCGGTGAAATCGAAGGCGCTGATAACCTGCGTCACCGTGCCCGCGCCGTGCCGACCGGCTGCCGTGAGATCAACCGTGCAGTGGGTATCGCCCAGCTCCCACGGGCAAGCCCGCTGAAAGATGCGACCGGCCGCCTGATCGAGACGCGCTGCCAGCCCGCGTAGCTCAGCGGTGAAGGCGAGCGTTCCACGCGAGACCTGGCCCAGGAAGCCCGACCGCAGGATCACGCGCTCCGAGACGTCCTGCCAGTTGACGAGAAAGATCGTTACCGCCGCGTCGTCGTAACGCCCCGCATTAAGGTCGTCCTCCGTGATCGAGGCCGAACTCAGCGCGCCTTGGACGTCCAGGTTCGAGACGGCAAGCCCGAGCTGATCTTCGATCGAGGTCGCCGTGAAGCCGCTTGCCGCCTGATAGGTCACGCCGTCGAAGGCGAGGTCGCGATCGTGGTCCGTAAACCCCATGATCACGCCGTCCTTGCGGTCGACGCGCCAGCAGCGGCAAAGGGTCGTCAGGCCCCCGGCGACATGCGCGGCAAGGCCCGGATCGAGCGTCTTCATTCAGGGACCTCGGTGAGGTCGATCTGCGAGACCACTTGTTGGTCCCAGGCATTGGCCTGGACTGGCAGATGATCGGTCTCGAAGCGCACCGGCACGTCGAACTCGAAGCTCGCCGTAGGTGCCGAGCCTGGCGCCGAGGAGAAGGTGACTTTGCCCGTTTGGTAGTCGATTCCGGCCGGGGTCACGACCGACGCGCCCACCTTGACGACCACCGTGCCGACCACCGGCTTGGTGATGGTGCGGACGTGCTCGAAGCCGCCGATGTTGTAGCGCTTCACCAGCTGCCAGACGGTCGAGGTGACCTCTACCATCGACTGGTCCGTGGCGCCGTAGTCGTTCCAGTCCTTGAAGCGGAACGAATACGCACGGCCCTTCACGACGTGGAAGAACGCGATCACGTCGAGCATCTGCTCGCGGGTGCGGATCCCGGTCGAAATGTTCCATTTGCCGCGCGAGTTCGCCCACAGGATGTTGCGCTGTTCGGCGCCCGAGGCGAGCGTGACCACGCTGGTCGAGAACGACGGCCCACCCGTTGCTCCGCGCGCCACGAAGGGCGGGAACGGAATGTCGCGAAATGGTTGCGGCACGGATCACATGCCCCGCATACCCATACGCACCGCGCGTGCGAGATCGGCCGCGACTTGAGTGCGGCTCGCCTGGAACGCCGAGGGGCTTGGGGTCTGGATCGTGACGTTGATCATCGGCTGGGACATCGCCCCGCGGCCGTCGTAGCGGCGCACCTCCTCGCGGCTGAGCACGCGCTCGCCACGCTGGAGAATCGCAGGCACTTCGTCGGGTGAGAGGAAGGCGCCGTCATGGAACCGCGGCGCGTTGCGGAACACGCCCGCAGGCACCCAGCTCGGCGTTCCGTCGACGCCCACGACGCCGCCCTCGTGGAACTTCAATCCCTTGAACAGATCGCCGAGCAACCCGCCGACCGAGGAGAAGGTCGGCAGGCTCGTGCCGAACAACAAGTTCTTGAACGGATTCAAGAGCGCAAGCTTCAGGATTTCCTTGTTTATATCGATGAGCGCCGCGCGTCCGGCATCGGCCCAGGACTTCCAGTCGGTCTTGCCCTCCGCGATCAGGGTCGAAAAGTGATTGAACGTCGTGTCCGTGAGGCCCTGCAGCTCCTGCATGCCGGCCTGAGAGCGGGCAAGCGATTGGTTGAGCCGCTCGATGCTACCGGCGTTGGCGAGAATCGCCTGGCCCTCGGCGCTGGCGAGATCGATGCCCTTCAGGCGCAGCTGCTGCTCGACCTGAAGCTGGGCGATGATGATGGCCCGCTGCGACTCCCCTTGTCCGGCAAGATCAATCTGCTTCTGGAGAAGCTCGATCTGGTTCTTCTGCCCCTCGATCGTCTGCAGGGCCGCTGCACGAGCCTGTTCGCCATGAAGCCGTGAATAAGCGCCGCGCAGCGCATCGATAATATGACCGAGGGTGCCCTTGGCGTCACCTTCCGCGAGCGATTGTGCAATGAGGAGCGGGCGCAGCGCCTGCTCGACCTGCATCTGCCGCTGCGCTTGTTCGGTCGAGAGTCGTCCCGCCGCGACGGCGTTGTTGAGCCGTTTCTGGGCCTCCGCTTCGGCGCCGGTATCGCTCACCGACTTGGCTGACTGCGCGGCTTGCTCCGCGATCTGCTCGATCAGCAATTCGCGCGAGCGCTTTTCGACATCGACGCCGTTCTGCACGGCCTCGGTCAGCGCCTTGCGCCGGGCCTCGGCCTGCTGCGCCGCTGCGGCGCTCTTGAGATACGCTTCCGCGACGGCCAGCGTCGCCTTCGCATTGACCTCGAGTACGCGGGATTGGTCGATCAACGCCTGGGTCGCTTCGGCCCTCGCCTTGATGCTTGCCCTCGTGACGTCGGCTTCCGCAATGGCGACGGGGATCGCCTGGCCGGCGAGTTCGAGACGTCGACGTTCCTCGGCAATCGCCGCCTTCTGGGCCGGGGTCTTGGCGGCAAGCGCCGCAATCTCCAGCTCGTCGAGCCGACGGGCCTTCTCGGCCGGGTCCAGCCAGGTGAGGATTGCGCGCGTGACCGCATCGTAGGCGGTCTCGACTTGCTTGAGGTCGGCGACCTTCTGCTTCGCCAGCGAATCATCGAGCGCGGTCCGCAGCTGTGCCTCGCGCGCCTTTAGCGTCTGCAGCTCTCCGAAGCCGGGCGTGAGATCACGCGCAACGGTGCCGGCACGGACCGACAACTCGTTCGCCTTCGCCTCCTTGGCGCGGGCCTGGATGGTGTCGAGCTTTGCCTCGATCTTGGCGATCTCGGCATTGACATCCGCAAGCTGCCGGGTGGCAAAGTTGCGTGCCTGGCGCGCGACGGGATTCTCGATCAGGGCCGCAAGGCGCTCGCGTGTTGCCTGGAGCTGCTTGAGCTGTTCTTCGAGCGGCGCGCCATCAAGCAGTCGCGAAATGCCCCGCCCGATCGCGTCGAAGGCATTCGACGCCATGCGCCCGACGAAATCCCAGGCCCGCCCGAGTGCCGTCGTCGCATCGGCCGCGTTGATCAGACTGCCCTTAAGTGCATCGAGCAGGACGCGCTGCGCACCGGTTCGATCATTGTGGTCGGCCAGCGTGCGGACATACTGCCGCGTCTTGTCGTCGAGGAAGTTGAGCTTCTCGTTGAGGGCGTCCGCGCCCTTGATCGGATCGGCGAAGGCTCCGGCAAGTTCCTTGGTGGCGGTCTTGACGTCGGTGCCAGTCGTCGCCGCGTAGTCTTTCGCGACCTTGATGAGACCGTCGAAATTCGAGACGGCGATCTTGCCGGTCTGGAGGAACGCGGCCTCCATCTCGCGCGCGGCGGCGACCGATACGTGGCCGGCGGAGGCCGATCGTTCCGCGATGCGCTCGATCTGGCCGACGGTGGCACCCGCGGCCCGCCCGGTGCCGCCGAGGGCGACTTCGAGCTCCTTCTGCGACTCGATGTAGGAATAGTAGGCGTAGCCGGCCGCGGCCGCGATCCCGACGAGGCCGCCGATGACAAGCACGGTCGGCGTGAGCAGTGCGCCCAGTGCGGCACCCACGCCGCGCAGCGCCCCCATCAAGCCGCCGGGGCCAGCCGACACGCGCAGAAGTTCTCCGCCCGTCATCGTCATGGATCGCAGCGACATATTGCCGGTTGCCGCAGCCTCAACGAGCCGGCGCGTGGCACCCGTCAATGCCAGAAATCTTACTTCGCCGACGGCCGCCGTTCCGCCAAGATTGGCAAGTTGAGCCGCCGTCGCGGCGTATTCCTTCTTCGCGAGCGCCACGGCGGCCGTATGCTCGACTTCGGTGATCGCACCGGCCGTGAGCAACGTCGAGGCGTTCGCGAGCGCGCTGTTCATCTTGATTTGCGCCGCACCAAGCGGATCGATCTGCGCACGCAGAGCGGCGGTTCGGGCTGCGAGGTCTTCCGCCCCCTTTGCCGACTCCTCGAAGACCGCAGCGGAGTCGCGGGCGGATTTCGGCGCCGTGTCGACGCCGAGGACCGTATTGAAGCTGCGTTGCGCCTGATCCGCCGCCCCCGCCTGCTTCGCGGCTTGGGCGAGGCGTTGAAGCCGCTGGGTCTGCCGATCGGTCGCGGCGCCCGTGGCGTCCATTGCGGACGCAACGCCGCGAAACGCGTCCTGTCCGGACTTGCCGACCTCGTCGAACGCGCGCTTGACGTCCGCCTTGCCCTCGACGCCAAGGCGGATCGAGACCTGGGTGGTGCTCATTCAGTCGCTGTCCCGGCGGTAGGCGCGGATGATGATCGGTTCGATTTCGGGGAGGAGATCGACGAGCAGCGGGCTCAATGCGCCCATGGCATCGGCGAGCAGAAGCACGGCGCCGAAATCGAGCGCATAGACCCCGCCCATGACGGCGCGCACCTGGCCCGCCGCCCGTCGAAACACGCCCCAGGCAACAATGCCTTCAGGCGTCGTCGGGGCGTGTTCGTGGTAGGGGCACGCTGCGCAGGTCTCGGGGCACGCTGCGCAATAGCCCTCGCCCCCGCCGAAGTGCCATTCGGCAAGAGCGATCAGACGTTTTTTTCCGCGTCCCGGATCAGAGCGGGCCCGACATAAAGCCGATCAATCGCGTCGAACGTCGGCCAAAGTTCGAGCAGCGCATCGATATTGTCCACCGTGGGTTCAACGACGTTGCCTTCGGCATCGCCGATCCCTTCCCAGGCGGCAATCCCGGACTGAGCGAGCGAGCGCGTGAAGGCGACGCCGGCTCTCACCATCGCGTCGTCGCCGCCCGCGCGCAGGACGTCCGCCGCCGCAGTACGCGCGAGGAGGATCGCAGCAACGGTGATCGGGCGAAACTGAATTCGCACACCGGCAGACAGATCGAGCCAGAACGGCTCGCGGTCGAAGGCGAGCTTGAGCATCGGTCCTCCGCTTCGCGGTTGGGGAACTGCGGCTGGTGCCGGTTTGGAACGAGGCGCTTTCATTGGATCAATATCCCGTCACGTTGTTGATGAGGACAGCCGTGCAGGTCTTCTGCACGGTCGGGTCCTTGGCCGCTTGCCAGGCGAACGCAGCCTGGATGCCGCCCGGCCCTTGAATGGGCGTCTTGGCTTTCGGCAGAAAGACGCTGTGAACTGTGAACAGCAGCGAGTTGTCGGCATCGATCTGCCAGCCGAATGACAATTCGCACGGGTCGCCCGATGTCGCCTGGTCGAGCAGCACCGTGTCGGCGAAGCGCACGTTGATGTTGCCGGACACGGCGACCATGGCGGGATCGGCATCCTCGATGCGCCCGTCGGGTCGGATCACCTCGACCTTGTCGAGATTGTTCGAGTACATCAGCTCGGCGGACACGATGTGACCGAGCGCAACGTCATCGCGTTTGATATCGCCCATGAATTGCGAGAAGCGCTCGATCACAGCAGTGGTGGGCGATCCGGCTCCCGACGACCCTGCTTTGGTCTCGCCCTGCGCGATCAGGCTCATGGTCGCGTTGAGAAGACCCGAGCGTTGCAGCTGGATTTTCATCGAGTTGCCACGCACACCGACGTTCATGCCGTAGCTCGGGATTTCCGGCATGCCAATCTCGATCGCCATCGAGGGCAGCGTGAGTGCGCCCGAGACGAAGGTGTGGGTAAAGACGCCTAAATTGTCGACCGAGGTCGGCGCGCCCAGGAGCAGCTTCAACCAATAGCCGAAGTTGCGAAGGTCCACCGGGACGACGGTGTCTCCCTCGTTGTTGACGACGTCGCGACTGGGCGGCAGCGGCTCGCGGCCGTAGCCCAGGAGATCGCTTGCGATCAGGTTCTGCTCATCCCCGAGCGCGGATGAAACGAAGGGCAGCTTCTTGAAGCCCGACACAGGTGCCGTGCCGTAGGTCGTCTCGAATGCCGCAGCCATGACGGCGTTGGCGCCGCGTGCGCGTGCCATGGAAAATCTCCGATTGTTGCGAAGTTCAGTTCAGGGGATCGGGCGTGCCGTAGACGGCAACAATTGCGAGGTCGGCCCAGCGCCCGGCGACGGCACCCGCTGTTTCGACGTCCTCGGTCGCGGGCGCTGCGGCTTCCACGAAATCGCAGAGGCCACCAAGGGTGCGGTTGCCGGCGACCGCCGTTCCGATCAGGCCGAGGATCACGTCAAGCGCTTGTTCGCGCGGCTGCGTGGTCTGATGCACGGCGATCTCGACCGGTATGCGATGCGTATAGATGTAAGTGAGCGGCGACAAAGTGGTTTCGGGTTCTCCGGGATCTCCGTCCCGGATGATGACGAGACCACCGGCCGGAATGCGCTCGGGTTTTGCAAGGTTGCGCTTTACCTCGGCGTCGGGCAGAGCCGCGTCGATCAATGCCGCCATGGCCTCAAGGACCTGTTCGCGCCGGCTCGACACCATTACCTCCAATGACTTGCGATAATACTGCCGACACGGTCACCCCAACGCTGCGCAGCGTTTTCGACATCGAGGCGCTTCTTGACCGCGACTTGAGGTACGAGGATGAAAATCACGACGGTCGCGCGTCCGGAGAGACGCGTATAGGTATTGCCGGCCCACGTGCGTCCGATGTTCGGTCGCGCTAGTCCCTTCTTGCTCAAACGGGCATGGTCGGCGACGAGCAACGAAGGCCGGCCGCGCCGGTAGACGAAGCGCAGCCGCATCCCCGTGCGCCGTTCCCACCCGCCCGGCGTGATCCGCTTCATGCCGCCGGTTGCACTCAATCCCTTCACGCCTGCGGCCGGGGTCGGGATCGCGAGCCAGAAGCCGCGGCTCGATCGGATCGTCACGCCGCGGTCGAACGCATCGACGATGTTCGGTGCCTTCGACCACACGAAGGACGCCGCTTCGAGGCTCACTCTGCTCTCGGGATAGGTCTTGCCCCGCCAGGTATTGGCCAGACGCTGACCGAGACCTGAATCGACGACATCCGCACGCAAATCGCTCTTCAGTCCGTCGGTCACCTCGCGCATGGCGTCGGTGACAGAGCGGGCGGTCTCCGCCTCGGTCTCGGCTAAGCCCTTGACGAGGTCGTCGGTCTTGAGCGTGAAACGCATTGAATCAGGACTGCAGAGCGGCTTCGCAGGTCCAAATCAGGCCAAGATCGTCGCCGATGGGAGTGGCGATGATGTCGTAGATTTCCCCGTCGATCTCGACCGTATCGCCGGACGCCGGATTGGAGACTTCCGATCGCCGCACATCGATCAGCACGGCCGGCAGGATCGCGCGACTGTCGCCGAAGCCAACGACCTGGTCTGGCTTCTTGGTGATGACGCGCGCTGCAGTCCCTTCACCCGTACCGCCCGCGCGCCACAGCGCATCGCGCGCGAGGCTTGGATCGGCGAAGAGCGTGTCGATCGCAGCAGCGAACGCCGTCATCGCGTTCAGAAGCTGGCGTTGAGGCGCACGCGACCGACCGTCTCGCCGGCACCGTTGCCGACGGCCTCGGTCGCGACCCCGATCAGCGTGTTGCTCGTTGCCGTCTTGGTCGCCTGCTTGGCAGTGTTATCCCAGTAGATCTTGTCGCCGGCCGCCCACGCCTGCGAGCCGACCTTGGTCAGGTCGAACACACCGACGAGCGCGGCTTCGATCGCATCACCGCTCACGGCAGAGCCGGTCGCGACGCCGAAGATGGCGCCTACCAGCAGCCCGTCACCGGACGCAACGTCGTAGGGAGCCGTTAGGGTGATGGTATTTCCGGGTTGAACGTAGTTCTTCATGGGATGAGGTCCTTCTGAAACGACGAAGGGCGGCCGAAGCCACCCGTCTCGTCAATCCGATGATCGTTGTTAGGGATTACGCGCCAGCGTTCTTGTAGAGGCCGCGCCAATCGATGGCCTTGGCGCCGAAGTCGAGCCGGCACTTGATCTCGACGCCGTCGACGTCGAAGCCGTTGCGGGTCTCGACATAGGCGCCCTGCTGACCTTCCAGATACGCGTACTCGATCGTGTCGATCTGGGCTGGATTTGCGGCGAGATACCAGGCCGTGGCGCTTGCGGTGTCGAGCCTGGGCTCGGAGATCGGCGTCAAGGTCCGGATCGACTGCGGAACTACGTCGCCGGTCTTCGCAGGCACCAGGTTCTGCGCGATCAGCTGTTCTGCCGCCAATTCGAGGGCGGCCGGCACAACCAGGAAGGACGGGCGGACGTTGAGTACCGTCTTCTTGTCGAGGCCGGTCTGCTTCGCCATGGAAGCGCGGCCCTCGCCGACGGTGGTGACGCTCAGGGCTGCGCCCGTTCCGGCGAGGTTCTTGTGGGTCGCATGGAACAGCGCGACACCGTCGGCCATCGCGGCGTTCGCCGTGACGATGGCCCAGACCACGTCGCTTTCCAGCGTCGCGATTGCTGTCCCGTACATCGCGGGAATCCGGGTGAAGGCATCGAGGTCGTCATTGATGAGGACCTGACGCGTGATGCCGACCACGCGCCCGTAGGTCTCGATGCGGTAGCTCTCCTTCGACTCGGCGATCATCCCGCGCTTGAACTCGCCGCTCTCGTTGACCTTCAAGAGCTGCGGCGCCTCGCCGATCTGGACGCGGTGCATGGCCTTGAAATCGGTCGCGAGCACCTGCCGGCAGAAGAGCACGAAGGTGCGCGGATAGACGTCGTAGGCCTGACGTAGCGTCTTGTTGGTGACCGCGGACAGCACCTCCGGGAAGTCGGAGGTTGAATGCAATGCTCGCGTTGCGATCTCGTCGCGCGAGACCCCCCGGACATTGACGCCCGCATTGGTAAGGAACTCACGCGCCAGTTCGAGCAGCGTCATGCCGCGGTACTCGCGGGCGTGTTCACTCAGCAGAAACAGGGTCGGGCTGTAACGGTGAAGCAGCGCATTCGCGACCGCATCACGACGGCTTACGCGCTCGTCACGTCCGCCGAGCGGAACCGAAACGTGCGGGAACACGCGCGTGCGGTCGGCAGTCTCGGCAACCTTGTCGAGGATCAGCCGGCGCGCTTCGTCGATGCCGACGTTGCGCTTTACCAGATCGTCGGAAAAGGCACGCTCCATCCCGAGCCGGCCGGCGAGATCGTAGATCGTCGAGACCCGCTCGCGCTCGACTTCCTGGGCACGGGCAACAAGAGCCTCGGCTGTCGGGGCGGGCGGCTCCGGTGCACGGGTCTCGGTCGGCGCCGGAGCAGGCTTGGCCGGACGCGCGTCAGCTTGTGATCGCTTCTCCACTCCTTCCTCCTTGTGATCGAGTATCCCTGGCAAAGGGAGTTCGCCGGTTGCGTTCGGTTCGAGCGCAGCCGGCCGTGCTTGCGTGTTTTCCATGATGGTTCTCCTGGGAGGCATGGCGTCGTCCCGGTCCACGACGCAGGGCATCAAGCGATCAACCGAGCGGAATCCGGCCGCCGGATCGGCCCCGACCGGGACCGCAGAGATTTCGAAGGGAGTCCAATCGACCGCGCGCCATAGTTCGGGGCCGTTCGCAGGACGTGTGATCTCGTAGCGCTGGACCTGATAGCCGACCGACACCGCCCGCAGATGGCCGCTGCGGATGTCGCTCCAGATCGGCGCGACGTCCTCGCGCTCGCTGAAACGCACGCGGGCGACACCGCGTCCGTTCTCGATGCGCGCCGTTCCTGGCACGACCGACCCGATCACGGCTTCGAGCGCGAAGCGATCGTGGACCTTGAGAAGCGGTGCGCCGGCATTGAGTCGTTCGAGATGGACCTGCGCCGGGTCCATGCTCAGCTCTTCGTCGAAGGGCTCGCCGAACAAGGGCTGGCGACGCACCCGGGCCCCCGCGGACCAAACCACTTCGATCGAGCGATCCTTCTCGTCGAGGGTCGCGGGCAGCAGGTCCGCTACCCGCATGAGCGCGGGCAGGTCGATCGTGCCGTGCATATGATTACCCGTTGGATTGAGGGCCGGTGCCGTCGGCCGCGGCATTGGCGTTCATTGCGTCTTGCAGCACGCCCGTCTTGGTGATCTTGCGCGGGTCGCTGTCGAGCACGAGCCCGAGCGCGTCGAGCTTGGCGTTCATCGCCGCGATCTCGGCGAGCACCGCGTCCGGGTTATGGCCCTGGCGCGCGATGGCCTGGGCCAGCGTCATGGTCCCGGAGCGCATCGCGAGGAGATCGGCCATCGCGTCCTTCAGCGGATCGACCGCCTCGAAGCGCGGCGGCGACCATGCGACGGCAATCTTCGCCTGGGGCAGTCGCCCTGCCGCCCAGGCTTGGGCGGTGAACCAGTCCCACACCGGCTGGCAGAACATCGGAATGAACAGTTGCCACTGGAGGGCGTCGATCATCCGGCGAAACTCAACGAGCCCGGCGCGGATCGACGAGTAGTTGACCTGACTCAGGTCTCCTGTGAGCAACTCATAGGGTAGCCGGAAGCCGGCAGCGACAATGTGCAGCTGTGCGCGCAGCCATTCGGAGACCGCCGCGGTCGTCGCAGGCTGGTTGAACTTGATGTCCTTTCCGCCGCGCGCATAGGCAATGAGTCCCGGTTCGAACTGCTCGACACGATTACCATCGGCGTCGACGACCGAGGGCGCGATCCCCTGCTCGGCTTCGTCCGCGCCGAGTACGATGGCGACCACGCAAGCCTCGGTCTTCTTGCGAACAAGCTCGGCTTGGGTCCAATCATCCAGGTCGCGCAGCGCCCGCATGACCGGCGTGCCCCAAGGGACGCCGCGCACTTGAGCGCGCTGCTTCTCGTAGACATGCGCGATGTCGGACGCCGGTACCGCTACGCTGTCGATCCGACGACGTAGCGAGATCACGTTGTCGCCCGGATGCTGGGCGGACAGCCAGTAGGCGCGACGGCGCCCGAGTGGATCGAATTCGATCCCCTGCAAAATGCGTCCGCTGTCGGCAAGATCGCCGTTTCGGCTCGCGTCGAGCAGGTCGCTCTCGATGATCTGCAGCTGCAGCGGCACCGCCAGGCCGTCACTCGGACGGCGGGGACGGCGACGCAGAAGCACCTCGCCAGCCTCGACCAATTCACGGCAGGCGAGCGTCTGCAAGCCGTAGTAATCGAGTTGCCCGTCGGCATCGCATTGAGCCGACCAGGATTCCCACAATGCGTCGGCTTGTCGGTCAAGCTTCTCGTCGCCCGAGGCCGCACGCGGAATGATGCCGGCGCCGACGATGTTGTTGACGAGGACCGAGACGGCCTTGGCCGCGTGTGGGTTGTTGCGCACGAGATCGCGCATGCGGTCGCGCAGCAGCGCACTCGCGACGGCAATCTCCGCATCCGCAGACGTGTTGGGCGCCCGCCAGCCATCGGTGCGCCGGCCGCGCGCCGCACCGTCATAGCCGCGTGTCAGCGCATCGAAACTCTGCCGCGCCAGCACGCGACGCACGGCCGCGCGCGGTGCGACCGCGCCGATGGCGCGATCAAGCCAGGTCGCTTCGATCATCAACGGTCGCCGCGCGAGAACCCAGCAAATCCCGCCACCGGCAGCGAGGCGGTCGACGATGCCGCAATCTCCCGTTCGATGGTGCGGATGCGCTTGAGAAGATCGTCGGCCGACCCGTACTCGACACTCCGCCCGTCATAGCTAACGCGCAGCGTTCCCGAAGCGTAGGCACGCCGGAGCGCCGCGAGTTCGGTCTCGGTCCAGGTCACTTGAGCCATCCCTTGTCGACGCCGAGCCAATTGGACTGCCGCTTGCCGGCTACGGCTGGCGGGCGAGCAAGCACACCCGCGGGCACCGGCTCCGCGCTCTCATCGCTGCGGACGCGGTTGGTCTCTTCCGCCGCAGGGCCGACTTGATCCTCGAGGTCGCGCCACCTGGCTTCGGTCCAGCGATCGGCGCCTGCTATCCAAGCCGCAGCGCGGGCATAGACGCGACAATCCAGCGCCTCGTTGCGCTCGCGCACCTTTTGCCATTCGAGCCGGCTGAAGCCGCGCCTGGTCTTCACTGTGATGAGCTGCTCACCGACGAGCTGCTTCACCCATTCGGCCTCGATCCCGCGTGGCAGGTGAATGAACCCAGTCGGGAACTTTCCGCCGGCCGCTATCTCTTCGTCGATCGGCGCACCGAGACGCAGGAAGCGATAGCTCTCACTCTTGAAGGTCGCGACCGCGATCGTCCAAAGCCGTGCGCCGCGCCGCAGCTTGCGTCCGCCTTCGGTCACATCGACGAAGGTCGGCCCGACCACCGGAGCCGATCGGTTGAACCCTTCCACGCCCTTGACTGGGACGACTTGCGCATGGCCAGCCTTGCGCGCCCAGGCATAGACGGCGGGCGTCTCATAGCCAGTGTCGATCGCGAGCTTCGCAAGGCCGAGCCGAGCGCCGTGCGCGTGCGGCCAGGTCTGGTCGAGCAGTTTGCTTAAACTGTCCCAGCTCTCCGCTCGCTCGGGTCCGCCGTCGATCACGAGGTGATCGACAAGCCAGCTTTCCAAGCCGCGGCCCCACGCCCAGATCGAGACCTCAATCCGGTCCTTCTGGACGTCGGCACCCGCGGTCAGAAACAGACCGCCCGACGGCACGGTGGCGATCTGCCAAACCTCCCGGCGCTCATAGAGCCGCTGCCAATCGGGTGCCTCACCGGTTTCGATCCAGGTCTCGCCGAGCACGCCGTTCTTGAAGGTGCGCTTGGCGTCGTCCGTCGCCTGCGCTGCCTCCCACATGCGCGCGATGTCGGACCAGGAGAACCATCCCACTGGTGAATAAAGTGCCGAGAGATGAAATCCAATCGTGCCAGGATCGGATGGTTCCGCGGTCGGTTGCCAGTCGCCGGCCTGGAGCATGACCGTCTTGTGGTGCTCTTGGATCGCGCCGTCGCAAGCTTCGCATTCATAATGGGCGCTCTCAGGCTTTCCTCTTTCCCATCTCAACCGCTCGAACCGTAGCCATTGCAGAACTCCGCAATGCGGACACGGCACGAAGAAGCGACGCTGATCGGACGCCTCGTATTCGCGTTCGATCCGCGAGAAGCCATGGATCGTCGGGGTCGAGGTCAGAAACGCCTTCGCTCGCCAGGAGAACGTTCGCGTTCTCGCCTCGGCGAGCGCGACCGGGTCACCCTCCTCGTCGGCGGACGGCGGGTAGGCATCGACCTCGTCGAGAAACAGATAGCGCGCGGGCATGGAGCGCAGGCCCACCGCGCTGTTCGCGCCGGTGATGACCAGCAATCCCGCCGGAAACTCCTTGGACAGAACCGTGTTGCCGGCATCGCGCGAGCGCGCGGGTTTCACCCGCTCGCGCAACGACGGACACTCCTCGATCAGCGGCTCGATACGCTGTCGTGAAAAGCGCTTGGCGAGCTCGACGGTCGGCTGCACCGCGAGCATCGGTCCGGGCGCATGATGGATGACGTAGCCGATCCAATTGTTGCCGGACTCGGTCGCTCCGACCTGCGCCGCCTTCATGAACACGACGCGGCGGGCCGGATGCGCCGGCGAGAGCGCATCCATGATCGCGCGCATGTAGGGCGTGCGGTCGGTCCGATAGCGCCCGGGCTCGGCCGAAGCCCTCGGGCTTAGCACCCGATGTCGATCCGCCCATTCGGAGACGGTGAGCGCCGGATCGGGCGTCAGCCCGTCGCGCCAGGCCTGGCGAAGCTCGTCCGCGCCGTCGAAACCGAATCCGTCATCGGAACTGGGGCCGAATGTCGGCGAGCTCTGCGAGGTGAGCGCGGACATGCGTCTCCAAGAGTTTCTGCATGCGGTGTGCTCCGATCTCGACGGATTGGCCGATCATCTCGCCGCACGAAACCGACAGCTCGGATGCCATCAGCGCGGCAATCCGCGCCGGCCAATTCGCCCAGGCATCACGCTCTTCGCGCGCAAGTCGAAACGCGAGCGCGGTGGCACGCGCTCGATCGATAAGCTCCCCGCGGCGCTCCTGCAGCTTCAGCCGCGCAAGATGCGCCTTGGCGATCTCGTGTGCCGTGCGCGCCTGCACGAAGGTGACGTTGCCGCCGGATGGGAGCCCCTGCTCCTTGAGCGTTTCGCGCACGGAGCCCACAGCCGCCTCGGCCACGGGCTTGAGCTTTGCGCCATCCGTTTTCGGCTTGGCTCTCGCCTTCGCGCGTGCCGGATCGGTCGAGCGCTCCCATGATGCATCCGCCTTTGCCGGATCGACCTTGCCATCCGGCTCCAGGACGACGCGCCCTTGTTTGATGGCGCGCAGCACCGCGACGTGGCTGACGCCCCGCTGCCGGCCATACGCGCGGATCGATAATCCCATGTCGCACCCGGGCCAAAGAAAGCAATCAAATGATCCGATTAACCGCTTGGCTCAGAGTCGAAGCAGCGCATGTATAGCGCCATCGGAACAACGGAGAGCGTCATGACCAAGGCCATCCTGCCGACCAACAACACCGATTGGGGCTTCTGGGGCACGATTCGCCACCACGCCGACCCCGCCGAGGCTTGGACGCTTGCGATGCAGGCGATCACTGCCACCACCGAATGCCCAGACCCCGCGGTACGCGACTTTCTCGACAGCCGGCACGGTCGACACTTCGCCGACGACGTGGCGAATGGACTGTTCGCGCGGCTCGCCCTGCCGGCAGCAATCGATGCCGCAGTCAGCCGCTGGATGACCTGGACGATCAAGCGCCGCGACGAGCGCGAGACCGGCATCCCGCGCGGTCTGCCCTATCTGACCGGCTGGGTAACGCACTTCGAGATACTGGCCGAAGCGGCCGCATGATCGCCGAGAGGAGAATTGTCATGGAAAACTGGACCGGACTAACGCCCGCGCAGATTCGCGCTCGTGTCGTAGCCGCGCGAGAGCCGGCGCTCCGAAAGTTCCTTGCTAACTACGGCGCAACGGTTCTGCCCGGCGAAACGCTCGAACAAGCAGTGAAGCGCGTCCAACTCGTCATTGCCGGCGCAATACGCCTCGCGGCGGAGACTGCGCTCCCGAACGAAACCTTCGAGCAATCCATGAATCGCGTGCTCTCACGCGCGAACTGACCGGCCCCCGAAGCCCTGAGACCACGCCCCGCTCCGATGCGGGGCTCGGGGCAGTAGAAGGGCCGCGATGATCGCGACCCGACTGCTGCGAGGAGCCACACCATGGCCCAGCTTTCCGATGCTCAACTCGTCGTCCTGTCGGCCGCATGCCAGCGTCCCGATCGGTGCGTCTTTCCCGTCAACCCCAAGCTCAAGGGCAATGCCGCCGGCAACGTCCTCAAGAGCCTCCTGAAGAAAGCGCTGATCAAGGAAGTCCGCGCCAAGCGTGACGACACAGTCTGGCGCCACGACAAGAAGCACGGACGGATGACGCTGCATGCTACCCGTGCCGCTTACGATGCCCTCGGAATTGATCCACGGGAGGCGGCGTCTGAGACCGAACCCGCCGGCGATGCCGAAAGCACGAGTGATACAGCCGCAGCATCCGACACCGAGGCGAAGACCAAGGCTCGGGGCACGCGCACTGGCCGTACGCGAGCCGGCAGCAAGCAGGCTCAACTGATCGAGATGCTCAAGCGTCCCAAGGGCGCGAGCATCGAGGAGATCGTCAAGGCCTTCGATTGGCAGGCCCACACCGTGCGCGGCGCGATTGCCGGCGCGCTCAAGAAGAAACTCGGGCTCAACGTCGTCTCGGAGAAGGTCGAGGGACGCGGCCGCGTCTACCGCATCGCCGCCTGATCGACGAGTCCTAGAGCGCCGCCGGGCTTCATGGTCCGGCGGCGCTTTGCCGTTCTCGCCGCATGCGCCAATTCTCGAAGGCGCGTCGCATCAGATAGGATCGCAGAAGCGACACGCCCGTGAAGACGGCGCCCAGCAGCAGGTTCTCCCCGAGGCTCGGCCGCAGTCCGAACAGTGGAAACACGGCCATCTGTGTCGCGACGGCGACCCCGTATCCGATCATGACGTTCGCAACCGCCTCCACCAGGGACGTGAGGCGGCTTTGCATCATGCGGCCATTCGCTCGGTCCTGAGCTCATCGAAGCTGCGGCCACTGCCGGCGAGCGTCGCTGCAATTCTCGTATGTCGCTGCCACCGCTCAATAACAACATCGCAATAGCGTGGATCTATTTCCATCGCGAGGCAGACGCGACCGACGGTTTCGGCCGCGATCACGGTCGATCCGGAACCGGCAAAAGGCTCATAGACGGAATCGCCTCTCGCGCTGTTATTCACGATCGGCCGGCGCATGCACTCGACCGGCTTCTGAGTGCCGTGCACGGTCGCCTCGTCCTCTTCAACGGCGGCTCCGATCGCCCAGAGCGTGGTCTGATCACGCGCACCCTGCCAGTTTCCGTTTGCGCCCTTGCGGACCGCGTAGAAGCAGGGTTCGTGCCGCCAGTGATAATCACCCCGACCGAGCACGAGGCGCGGTTTGGCCCAGACGATCTGCGCGCGAATGTTGAAACCGCATGCCTCCAGGCTCTCGGCGACGGTGCGGCTGCGGACGCCCGAGTGCCAGACGTAGGCGACGTCCCCCGGAAAAAGCGCCCACGCTTCGCGCCAGTCAGCACGATCATCGTTGCGGACTTTGCCGGTGCGCGCCGTCACCGACACGCCGGCTTCATTACGCCAATTGGGGTCATACTCGACCCCATAGGGTGGATCGGTGACCATAAGGTGCATGTGGACACCATCGAGAAGGCGCTCGACGTCGGTCGGCGCGGTCGCGTCCCCGCACAGCAATCGATGCGGCCCGATGAGCCACAGGTCGCCCGGCCGCGTCACTGCCCGGGCTGGCGTCTCCGGAACTTCATCTTCACCCTCGGAGGTTCCATCTCCATCGAGGCCGTCGAGCAGACGGTCGAGTTCGTCGTCCCCGAAGCCCAGGAGTTCAAGGTCGACGCCGTCTTCCTTCAATCGCGCCAACTCGGCGGCAAGGAGCGCTTCGTCCCAGCCGGCATTGAGCGCGATCTTGTTGTCGGCGAGCCGAAAGGCGCGCGCCTGCGCGTCGGTCAGGTGACCGAGACGGATGACGGGCACTTCCGAGAGCCCGAGACGCTTCGCAGCGATGAGGCGCCCGTGACCCGCGATCAATACGCCGCGTTCGTCCACCAAGCACGGCACGTTGAAGCCGAATTCCGCGATCGATCCTGCAATCTGTGCAAGCTGTTCGTCGGGGTGGGTCCGCGCATTGGCTGCATAGGGCAGAAGCCGTTCGATCGGCCAGTGCTCGACCTGAAGCGCTTCAGGCAGCATCCGCGATCTCCACGCCGCGTTCAGCGGCGATCTCTTCGAATGTTCGACCGGTACCATCGAGCGTGACGGGTTGATCCGGAAAGAGCTTTCGCCAACGCAAGACGGCAACGTCGATGTATTCCGGGGCGAGCTCGATCGCTCTCACGCTCCGGCCGGTGCGCTCGCCTGCAATCAGGCTCGTGCCGGAGCCGGCGAAGGGCTCATAGGCAACATCGCCCTCGTCGCTGTAGGCACGCATCACGAACTCGGGCAGCGCGACCGGGAAGACCGCCGGATGTTCGGTCTCGATGCCGCGCGCCTTGTGTCGGGTGATACGGATGACGCTGTCCGGAATGCGGGTCTCCTGCACGCCCTGGCCCGCATGGCTCCATTCCCCGACGTGACCATCGCGGCTGCGCATGCCGCCGTGCGTATCGTTGATGTGCCCCGCCCACTTGCAAGGCACGATCTTGTTGGGCTTCCGCGCCGTCCGATTGAAGTGGAATACCAGCTCGAAGGCAGGCGCCAAGCGGCCGTTCCAGTCGCCCGGCAATCCGGGTCCCTGGTCCCAGGAGTAGAGCGCGAAGCGGCGCCAGCCTTGCTCCCGCATCCAGTCGAGCCAGCTCTGCCAATAGGGCTGCCACTCGTTGTCGCGATGGATCAGGCCGAGGTTGACGAGAAGCTGCGCCTCGTTAGTAACCGGAAGGCCGGCGAACACGCCCTGCATCAGCGCGTCCCAATCGCCGACGCCGCCGGTCGTGTAGTCGCGTTGGTTTCCGTAGGGCGGCGAGGTGAAAACGAGCGATGCGCGCTCCCCCTCCATGACGCGCGAGACCACCGCCGCATCGGCACTGCTGCCGCAGAGGAGGCGGTGGCGACCGATCAGCCAAAGATCGCCAGTCCGCGTGACTGGTTCGCGTAGCGGAGCGGGCGCTTCGTCGGCAGCATCTTCGCCGCCGTCACCGGCTTCCGCCTCACCGCCGAGCGGCGCCATGAGCGCATCAAGCTCGGCATCGGAGAACCCCGTCAGGGCAAGATCGAAGCCCTCGCCATTGAGCGCATGCAGCTCGGCCGCGAGCAGTTCGTCGTTCCAGCCCGCGTTGAGCGCCAGCTTGTTGTCGGCAATGACGTAGGCGCGACGCTGCCCTGGGGTCAGGTGTCCGAGGACCACCACCGGCACGGCGTCGAGACCAAGCTTCCGGGCCGCCAGCAGTCGGCCGTGACCGGCGACCACCACGCCCTCGGCGTCGACTAGGATCGGGTTGGTCCAGCCGAACTCGACGATCGAGGCGGCGATCTGCGCGATCTGGTCGTCTTCGTGCGTGCGTGCATTGCGCGCATAGGGAATCAGCCGGTCGAGCGGCCAATGCTCGACCGTATCGGGCAGTCGTGGCGTCATGTGGTTTGTGTTCGCGCAGTACCGCGACGCGGTGGTAACTTGTTTCGGGGTTACCACGCGTGGGGTTACCACCCGCGGCGAGCGGAAAACTCGCGCCGTTGCGCGCCTTTAGGGCACACAGGGGCCAACGTTGCGTGGTAACTGGTAACTCAGATTTTGCCGCTGACGGTGGCGAAGTTTCGGGCCATTGCCCCCCGCATAGGATCTCCGCCAGGAAGGACCCGCGATTGCCTCGACGCGCGCACGTCTCGCGAGCCTGCCAACGAAACTAGCCAATTCGGTGCGTTCTGTCTGAGCGAAAAGTGTCTGGCAGACATCTTTCGCTCCACTACGCTGTCGTCCCCGCTGCGATCGTCCTCTCAATGAGCCGTCGCTTCGAGAGACCTTTCGGCAGGTGATGCCCGTTAAGTTTCCACGCGGTCACGCAGAGGGCGTAGAGCCAATGCTCGTGCGCGGCGGCGCGCTGCAGTCCGACCTTCCAGCACACCGTCTTCCACCGCTCGCCCGAGGCCCGCAGCCAGACTACCTTGCGGTCGGTCGGCTCCAGCCACTTCAACCAGCCCAGCGTCTCCTCCATGCGGCTGATCGCGTCGGCGCTCGGCCTGACGCGTGTGACTCGCGGAGGCTCCTGGCTCACAATATCACTGAACTCATAGAGCATCCTTGGCCAAGTGTTAAAGTGACCCGGGACGCACACGTCGGGAAGCCGCTTCATCACGTCAGCCGCTTCGACGAAGCGCTCTTCCACCATCGACTCGGTCCAGCGTGGTTCGGTCATCACCGGCCCTCCCGAGGCGTGCGGCCATAGAGCTTTGATCCGAGCTGACGGACCAATTCGCGCTCGGGCCAAGTGAGACGCTGATCTTCGGCACTGACCACAAGGATTCCCTGGTCGCGCCAGCCGTACCGCTTGATGGCTTCGGTCTCGTATGGGGGCGGAGACTTGCGTCTGAGCGTACAGTTGGCCGGCGCCGGACCGAGGCTGCGAGTGTCAGGTGTGACGGATGTGACGGGTTGTTTCGTTATGTCCCCACGCGCGCGCGCGTGCGCGCGCGTGACGTTGATATCGAAGTGATCCGTCACATCCGTCACAGCGTTGGCTTTGTTGGATTTCACCGGGTGCTCCATGGTCGGTTAAAGCTCCATCTCGGTGGTGCCTGCGCTGCCCTCGCGTAACCGCAGCCCTCGAAAGCCTCGTGCTCGATGATCCCGGCGCTTCTCGAAGCCCCGGCTCACGAGGTTCTCGGAGAGCCATTTGACCGAGGCGATGAACTCTCCGTTGGCTTCCGCCCACACCTTCCAGGCGGCAAAGAGGGCTGCGCTGGTCTCGGTCAGGTTGGGCCCGCGTTCGCACTTTTCGTCGAGCCACCGGCCGAGCGAGTCCTCGGCCTCGAAGTATTCCTCGGTCGCCGCTGCGACGGCGGCAGGAGGCTTGAGGCCGATGCGCTGCCACTCGCGGCATCCATCGACCGCCCAGGCCAGGATGCCGTCACGCTCGGCCAGCAGCTTTTCCGGCAGCTTCTGGTCCCGCTGACTCGGCGGAATAGTCACGGTGAAGGGGATCAGGTGGAGCCGGCGCCGCATCGCCTCGTCGACGTTGCGAATGGCCGGCTTGTGGTTGCCCGCGATGATGAGCTTGAACTGCGGGATGAACTCAAAGAAGTCCTGCCGCATGAACCGGGCGGTGATCTTGTCGCCGCCAGTCAGCGTCTTGAGCTTGCTCTCCGCCCAGCGCCGCCCCTGCTCGGTTTCGGTGGCCGTGACGAGGCGCGCGCCACGCAATCCCGCCATGTCGGTCGGGTGCCGTTCGCCCATTGTCGCCATGAACATGTCCATGGGGGCGACGGTCGCGAAGTCGCCCAAGATCGCGGCGACCGTGGTGACGAAGACCGATTTCCCGTTTGCGCCCGTGCCATACAGAAAGAACAGCGCGTGCTCGCTGGTGACGCCGGTGAGGCAGTAGCCCACGACGCGTTGAAGGTAGGCTTCCAGCTCGGCGTCGCCGCGTGTGACGGTGCCCAGGAAATCCTGCCAGGCCGGACATTCGCCGCGTGGCGTGGCGGTGGCGATCTTCGTGTTGGCGTCTGTCCGCCTGTGCGGAACAAGTATCCCCGTCCTGAGATCGACCACTCCGCCGAGCGTGTTGAGCGACCACAAATCGGCGTCCCAGATATCGGTCGATGCGGCATGACTTCGGTCCGCGCGCGTGAGCCGCTCGACTGCCGCCACCGTGCCGGCGGACGCAAGCTTGGCGCGCAGCTTGACATTGGTGCAGGCGGCCGCCGCTTCTCGGCACACGATCCGTGCGAGGTCGTAGACCTTCAGCGTGTTTTCGCGTTGCCAGTGCGTGCCGGTCCAGACGAGCCATTGGCCCCAGGCGGCCACATAGCGCCAATCCTCGCCATGGCGCTGCGTGAACTGGAGCGCCAGCGCATCCTCGGTAAATTCCGATGCGCCAAGGCCCGCCTTGTCTTTGCGCTCGCTGTCCCGCTGCCCAAGCCGCTTCGTCTCATGCCGAAGACGGTCCATGGGCCAAGGCGGAATGATGCAGGCTTCGTTGTAGGAGACGATCTCCCCCCATGCCTGCTCGCGCGAGATGTGCCCCTCCGCGCAACGCCGAATCCAATATCCGATGATGCGGCTCAGTGCGTCGAAGCGCGTGATGCCGTCAACGCCCCCTTCGTGGACGCGCTTTGCGAGGAGTTTAGCCGCGGGTTCCTTAGCCGCGCGGGTGGCATCCGGTGTTGTCACCGTGCCGTCGGCAAGGACGGGCAACGCTTCAACCTTCTCGGCAAGTTCGCTGAGGTCGTATTCCAACGATCGTTGGGCGCGAATTGCGACCAGGCGCTCGACGCCACCCTTGCGATAGATCGACCCCGCAACACGGATCGGCTGGTGCGCCGATCCAAACGAGGGATCGCCTCCGACCCTGTCGGCGATCACCGACCGAAGCTTGCACACCGCCGCAACGTCGGTACCTACGGCAGGCTCGGTCAGATTCCAGTAGAGGTGAAGTTTTTCCTGGCCCTGCTCCGTAATGCCGCCCGAGACGACCTCGAGGGATGGCGGCCCGAGATGCTCGGCAAGGTGATCGCGTTTCGATCGCACGTCGCCGTGGTCGAGATCGACCAGCACGGTCTGCATTGCGACGACGTCGTCCGCCTTGGCCTTGCCTTGCCCCGACACGGTGCCGGGGATGACGTAGAGAGCTAGACCTGCCTTGGCTGCTTCTGTCGCCTCCGCCACAAGCTTGATGCCGAGATCCGAGTCGGCGCGGAGAAACGGCAATCTCGGCGGCCGATTTGCTGTACCCTTTTCGGAGAACTCCCGTACCGCTACCCACCCGTCGCAGTAGCTGAACAAGACCTTCGAAAAGGTCTCGATCAGCGCGGGGTCGGGGGCAATCGGATTGCCGGCGTCATCTCCCTCGGTCATCGCCATCATGGAGGCCGTAAATTCAGGCACGGCCGGTGGCGGCAGAGACCTCGACGGCGTTCGCCGTGCTCGTGCGCACCTGTTGGGCTTCGTATGCCTCGACGTCGTCGAGGCGATAGACAACGCGACCGCCGATCTTGAGGTACCGCGGGCCCTGCCCTAACCAGCGCCAGCGCTCCAACGTGCGCGGGCTGATGCTCCAACGACGGGATAGGTCAACCTGATTGAGATGGCGGATCGGCTTGACCTGGTGGGCATCGGCTTGGATATTCTCGGGCATCGTCTCTCCTCGCGAAATGAGCGCGCCCGATTCAGATACGGCTCGCGCTGACTCTCAATTTCGCGAAGATTTTCCTCGACGCGCCGCGCCGGTTATATGGACGAGGGAGAGAAAAGTTGTGACGCGCCAGGCATCAAATCGCGCGCAAAATCAACGTCGCTCAGGTGGACTTGTGACAGGCTGTGCCGGGCTGTGTGACGTCACCGTGCTTTCGATCTCTCCGATCGCAACGAATCGTATGTACGGATTCAGCCGGTAGCCCTGACGCGCCTTGTTCTTAATGAGCAGGTGTTTCGGCGGATCCTGGCCGAATTTCCGCTTGTAGGCATCGCGCACAGCGGTACGGCAACGAGTCACCCGCTGGCGAACTGTCGGCTCATCGATTTGAAGGCCTTCCGCGAGCTTGTGGGACGTCACGTACTGATAATTCTCGGGGCTACGGCCATCGGACAGGTCTTGCTGAAAGGCGCCGTGAAGCTCATGAACCAGCTTGCTGTCGGCATCCCCGAGCTGAAGCAAGTCCCGGACAACGATCTGTTTTGTCTTTGCGTCAACTGCCAACTGCAGACCATCGCCATCTGCTTGTTTTGTCGCGGCACTTGCCCGCTCCGCCTCCGCGTCGTCGACCCATGTCTGCAATGAATCAACACGCTTGCCCATGATTGCGATGGCTGGCGCTCCGCCTGTCGATACGGTCATCACCAGCAGAGATGACGGCGGCAGCGTTTTGCTGACAAGTTCCGCGCTATGCGTTTCGACCGCGGCCTTGAGCACGCCAGCAATCCCTTGAGCATGTCGTTGGTGAAGGTCGAGAACTCGGCGCCCGACCTCGTCTGCGCTCTGCGACGGAAAACACTTGAGGACGCGCGCAGTTTCACCACCGAACCGGCCGAAGAATGCCAGGTCGCTTGATTCAAGGAGCTCCAGTGCCGTTCTTACGTAGGACTCGGCCATCGTTTGGTCGTCCGCCTCATCGCGTAGGCCGGCGAGGAGCTCTACCTTGTACATCTCGACGGGATCATGTTCGGCAGCATTAGCCGCAAGAACCGCGAAGCGGCGATCGATGCACTGCGAACAGCAACCGCAGTGAGTGTGTAGCTTGGTGATGTTGTAGACCCGCGTACAGCTGACAGTGTGCCGGATCAGCTCTCCACAACCGCGATCCACGATTGACCGAACGACATCTCCTTTGGTCTTCCAGATGAAAGGATTGTCGACGTCAACCGCCTTGCCCACAGCCGCACTGAAAAACTGCCGAAAGTGGTCCAAGACCAAAGGATGCGTGGTGCGCGTTGCACGGGCACCAACGACCTGCTCGGAGATTGGCAAATTGATGCTGACGACACCGTTCTCGAAGAATCGAATCCGGCTGTTCCCGAGCAAACGGGCAACAACGCAAGCGAGTGCCGCGTAAAGAAAGGACCGAGATCGCTGCGTAAATTCTTGAACCCGGAGCGTTTGTTGGGTCGTCGCAAGAACTGGTACGTGCATGACCTTCTGCGGAAATCGCGTGACGAGTTCCGTGACGAGATGCTTTTGATGGTCGTACATTTTTGGTGACGAGCGATGGCTCACGAGCGCGACGCGTTTACCATTTGCCGACAGTTCCTCGATGGCCCCGCTGAGGGAGTCTAGCCCGCCAGAAAATAGAACGACTTCGTCCGCCTTAAATGTCGCGCCACCGTCGGCATCGCTAAACTCCAGATAGTCCTGAATTGGAACCGGATTGGTCACCTTTTCAAACTCGAACTCGTAATCATCTTCCGACAGAAACGAGAGCATCGAGCAGAGCGCTTCCAAGACGTTACGACGGTTCCAATGATCCGGATTTCTCACTGGAATGACGAATCGAAAGCTGCGGCGCCAGTCCGCGCCCATCCCAACCTGCGCTGGACCACCTCGACTTATCGCTTGGTCAGCGCAGTAGACGTATGTGGCAATTTCGATAAGGTCGACGAGCAGGCCGGGAACGTTCCTGACCATTTTCTTGCTGATGTCTTCCAGCTTGAGTGTGATGTTCTGTGCTCGACCGCTCAAGGCAAGCCTCAGCGTCGGAGTTCCACCGGACCGCCTTGCTCCGCCACAGAGGACGAGACGCTCAGCCATTGGCGTCTCTCCGCTTGCGCAATTCCGCGCGGAGCTTCTTGAACGCTACATGCGCAAACTGGCTGGCCTTGTCCGGGCTAATATCTCCTTCTTGGAAGAGCGTCTTGCCGTACCATCCGCCTGAGAATTCCTTGATGATCCGCGATGCTTCACGGCAGTGCAGGTCCAACGCGGCGTTGAAATCGCTGTGCTCACTGACAGCGGCAAACCGTTTGTTTGGACCGACATGTTTCGACAGCTCTCTGCTCAGGAAATAGCCGAGCGAGCGGCTGGTAAGCCGAGAAAAGAAATCGCGTGCGAGGACGCTGAACCGATCCGATGTGCCGAGCTTGGCGAAGGCCTGCTGGACGTCACCTGCGGTGGGGCCAAAGAGACTCGGTAGCTCGCGGCCGACCAATGAGGAAAGGGTCTCGGCAGCAGCATGCTGCGCCATTTCGCCGAGATCGCTTCGCTTGCCGCTGTCGCGAACATGCCGGTCAACCGCAGTGGTGAACGCCCCGACGATTTCCAGGAGAGTGGGCTTGCTCGAAACCTCCAGCCCCAGCCGCTTCAACTGGTCGGCGAAGTTGACCTGCCTCGCCGCCTGCGGGAGCTGGGTCAGCAGCCAAAATGCGTGGGCAAGCCCTTGGTCCGCAGACGCTCGTTCGAGTCCGTGTTCAGCGGCATCGGCGCTTGCAGCGGCGATCCGCCCCACATCGGCTCCCGCCGCGATGAGGCCGACGACCTGCTCCCACTTGTGCGTTTTCGGAAGCGCACCGAGGCGAACGTGACCCAT